CCGCCTTCATGGTAATCATGGCATCGTAGCACGCCGTCGAGAGCGTGATCGCATCCGAGGTTTGATTGCCGCCGGCACTCACCGACACACTGTCGGCAGACGACCACTGAACCTGCTGCTCGTTGTTCGCGATGGCCATTATGCCGTCTCCATGTTAGCCAATGCGTTGTACTGCTCGGTCTGGACCACGTAGAGGATGTCGTTGTCACTCAGCCCAGAGAGGTTGTCGATGACCGCCTGGACCGTCGCGTTGGACAGGAACAATCGCCAGACTTTTGCCTCAAACGGCTTTGGGTCCGCAATGACCTTCTGTGCCAGGGCCAGACGGTTGGCATGGTTCTCCGTCCCCGCGTCCTCGACCAGCACCGCCCAGGACGCCTTGACCAGCGCCGCCATGACCCGGCCCATCACCGGGTTTTGAGGCTGGATAATTGCATAGATTTCTTGCAGTGTTGCCATAGCAAGCCTTTCTCAGTTTCCGTTGCCCAGGTAGTAGACCGTCACCGTGATGTCCGTCAGTTCGGAGCCGTAGTCGGTCGTCTCCGCGAATGTGCCGGTCGCCAGGACGCCCTTGACCGTCTCGGCAAACTCGGCAGTCTCCGGGCCGGTCAACTCCGTGGTGTCAATCGCGAGCATCGCCACGTCCCCAAGTCCGGCCAGGAAGGTGAACGTGGTCGGCCCTCCGCCACTCGGGACCGTCCCGCCCACGGCAATGTCGTTTTCCTCCACGGTCGCAAGAGCCTCCAACGCCGCCTTGATCGTGGCCGCATTGGCGTTGTACGCGATGGCCTCCGTGGTCTCGCCGCCGTACGTGAGCGTGTATGTTCCATCCGTCGCCGCCGCGCCCAGGGTAAGCGTCTGCACTTCCGCCGTGCGACCCAAGATGGAGAAGTCCGGCACCAGCATGGCCACATCTCGCAATGTGTCCCGGAACGCGAACGTCGTCGCCGACCCGGACGCCAATGTCCCGCCGCCGACAGTCACGCCGTCCGTCCCGATTCCCTCCAGCGCCTCCAGTGCCGCTTCGATCGTCGCCGTCGCAGCGTCATACGCCAGGTCCGTGGTCGTCTCGTCACCAAGACTCAGCGTGAACGTCCCGCTTGTCGCCGCCGCCGACATGGTCAAGGTTTGAAGCTCACCATGGCTGGCCACGTTGGCAAGCTCTACGGTCAACGGCCCATGCACCGGCACCCCCAGATAGTCATTGCCGTCCACGGCCTTGTAGTTGATCGCGTAGCTGTTCGGGTCGGAGGGTGTGGCAATGCCGGTCAACGAGAACAGCGAGACGCCGTGCGGGTCCGTCAACGCCAAGTCCCACGACGCCTCCGTCCCCTCGGCTTCAATCACGATCCGCTGGACGTGTCCATAGATCGGATCGGACGGCACGTTCATGTCGCCGATGTCCGTCTCATCAAACGACCACACCGCCGTTCGGGTGATCGGACCCCCACCGGAAGGACGAGAGGGGAACGAAACGGTCGCCGCCAGCGCCGCGGCGGCCAGGATGAACACAAGAACCAAAGCCAGACGTTTCATGGGCACAAACTCCTTGCATAACCGAAGCGGATAGACTGACAGAAGCAATGGACCCTACTTGCCCTTGGGGGCCTCGACCTTCTTGGGCTCGGGCTCGGGCTCGCGCGTGGTCCGGTATCCCTTGGCCTTCCACGCCTCCAGATCGCAGGCGTTGATAATCAGGGTGCCCTTCTTGCCGTACACGGTAATCGTGGGAATGCTTGCCATTTGAGAACTCCTTGTCTCGACTTGCAGAAGAACGATGAAGGCTATGGGGACACAGCGCCCCCATAGCCAGTGAATTCACTCGAACGGCGGGTTATCCGCACGCACGACACGCCAGGTTCGGGTCCAGCGTTTTGACGCCGTACAGAATGTCCAGCGCCACATGGACCTCGGAACTGTTGCCCACGTAGTAGATGCGACTCCGCAGGCTCAGGCCGTTCTTCTCGTTGTAGACCGTCGCGATCTTGGCCCCCAGCTCGTTGCCCATCGTACTCAACGGAGCCGTCGCCAGAGCGAACGCATTGCGGTGGAACGCCATGTTCGCCACGTGGGTGTCCACACGGCCGGTCACGACCGCCCCATGAGCGGCCGCCGCCACCAAGGCCGGCGTAAACTTGACCGTGCCAGCCCCGCCGGTGAAGGTGACATCGGCGGTCACGGCGTACCGCTGGCTGTTGCCGGCGATGACGAACGTGTCGCCCGCCTTCCAGGTGCCGCCGTCCGTGACCCCATTGATTGCGATCTCGGTCGCACCGGCAGCGTAGCCGCCGGGTGAATTGTTGATAGCGCCCGTGGCGTCGGCGCACGTCCCGGCCGTATGGCTCTGGACATTCTGGTTGCCGAAGCACTCCATCCCGAACTTGATGCCCAGCGAGCCACTCAACTGCGTGTTCACGCCCGTCGGGCCGGCTCCCTGGTATTGATTGAAGGCCGTCAACTGCTGGAAGCCATTCTGGAGCGCCCCGCCCATCATGTAGTGCAGGTTGTTCGGGTTGCCCATCGGCACGCCGTTGTCGAACAGCACCTGGTAGACATTCGTGATGTCGTTGATCGCGATGGTCGAGTTCAGATCGACGTACCACGGGATGTCCTTGTAGAGCGCCGCCAGCTTGGTGTCGACGTCATACGCCAGAGCATACGCTGCCGGAGCAATGTGCTCGTCGATCAGCGTCTCTTCCGACAGCGCCAGCTCCTTGTCGGTGAGCTTGAATTTGACCTCGCGCCAGTAGGCCAGTTGGATCTGGACGCTGCCGGTCTTGAGGTCCTGTGCCGCCGAGGGAGCATCGTCCGCCGCGAACGTGCTCGGCCGGCGGATGTTGATGGTGTCGCCCTTGTTGAAGGCCCGACGCTCTTCGTCGAACCCACGATGCACCCGCACCCCCATGCCAAGAGCCTTCTCCAGTTGGATCAGCGCCTCGTTGGCGTAGAAATACGGCTGGTAGTAACCGAGAGAATTTCCCATCTTTGTTCCCCGTAGCTGTTTGGTTGACTGTTTGTGACTGTCTACCGGCCCGGCAGACACGCTTTTGGTGCAAAAGCGGCCCGCTTTGCCCAACTACCGGGACCAAAGCCCTCGGTCCCTCATCAATATGCTTCGACGCCCACTACTGGATGACCAGTTCTGCCCCGGCCTTCTGTGCTCGCTCTTTTGCTGCGCGGTACTTTACCGCATCCGCAGCATCCGCTTGGCTGAGGACGTGGCGACCTCCCATCGCCGGCCGTCCCCCCTGGCCAGCTGCCCCACTCCCGGAGGCATTGCTGCCCTCAAAACAGACGGCAAGAGCCTGGGACGCCTTGAATTCATTGACCAACTCCGCCACACCCATCAGGTCGGTGGAGTTTTGTGCGTTCGTAATGCGCGGCGTACCGTCCGCGTCTACTACCTCGATCCGGAATCCACCATGGCCGTCCGGCTTGACCCTGGTACACGCCCGCACCTTGTCGAGCATGACATCCTGCCAGTCCGCCAGCACCTTGTGCGCCGCAAACGCCTTCCGCGCCTCCGACACCAGATGACTCTGCCCGTGAGCCTCGACCGCCTTGTCTCGCTCCGCGGCAATCCTGGCGTTCTCCGCCTTCAACGTCTCGACTTGCTTGCGGTACTTCGTGTCGTACTGCTCTTCGATCGCCTTGACCTGTTGCTTGACCTTGTCGTCGAGGTTCTCGGGGTCTCCAAGATCCTTCACTTTGGCGATCGCAGCCTTGGCCTCTTCCGGGTCAATTCCCTCGAACATCGCAAGCTGCTCGCCCTTCTTCTGGTTCTTGGCCTTGAGGTCGGCCATCACCTTTCGCATCCCCGCCGTATCCTCAAGGGCAAACACCTTGCCATCTATCGACACGCTCTCGACGTCCAGCACACAGAGGCCGCTATCGGTCTCCGCGTAGAACTCCTTCTCCGGCCCATTGAGAGCCTCGAACTCTGCACTCGTCAACGCTGCCTTCAGCTTCATGCTATTCCCTTACAAATCCATTCGACGGCAAACTACTACATGCCTCTACGTAGAGGCAAGCACAAAATCATTTTTTTTCGTCGCCGACCGGTTGCCGCCCCTCGTATTCCAACTGAACGAGCTTGCCCCTGGACCGAAGGTAGCACTTCCGGCACGGATAGCGGTTCTCGCTGCCCTCTCCCACGTCCACAAACCCATGCCCGCCGCACCTACAGCGATAAGGATACCTGTCAATCGAGCGCCTCCAGTTCCTTGAGCGTCAGTACCCGCCCCCGGTCGTCCACGAAATCCCGAATGGCCACCTTGCCCGAGCGGAACAACTGCGCCTTGCCCTTACCCAACACCAACTCCTGCGTCTGCCGGCTCTGGCCCTTGAGCCACTGGCCATACGCCACCTTGTCGGCCACCCTCCCATTCATCGCCGCCCGCTCGCTCGCCGGCATCTCCTTGAAGTCAAACCCCAACTCCTTCCACGACTTGCACACCGGCACCGTCGTACAGCGGCATCCGACGTGCTGGGGAGGTCTCGGCCCATCCATCAGGCCATACACCTGGCCATCGTAGGCCGCACACACCTCGCACGTGTGACTGTCCAGCGTCGCTACCCACTGCACCGCCGCAATCACGTCGACATTGGCCCGATAGGTCGCCTGCCGCACATTGCTCACCACGCCGGAAACGGAGGTCCGCACCACCGATTCAATTTCTCGTCTGGACCGAGCCAGAATCCCGTCGCGGTAGCGATTCTTCGCCGTCCCCCGAATCCGGCGCACGATCTCGTCGATCCCCTCGCCCTCCGCCACGCCGATCATGATCTGCCGGTTGACCTTGATCGCCTGGGCCTGCCCAAGCTCTTCGAACCACTCCCGGACCAGCCGGCCGTCAATCGGCCGGTTGACGACCATCTCCTTGATCGTCGGCACCGACAACGTCGTCAGGGCAATCTTCACCGGCAGCGACTTCTCGATCACCGCCGCATCCCACTTGCCCTGGCTCTTGCCCAAGTCGATCAGGTCCGGCTCCAGTTCCTTCCTCATGCGCAAGTACGCCGCCGCCAGCACCTCCTTCATGCTCTCCCGCATGATCCGCAGCCGGTTCTCCGTCAGCGTCTTGCCGGCGTACTTGGTGAGTTTTTCCAGCAGGTCCGGCTCGAGACTCCGGTTGAAAAACGAGACGATCTTTCGCACCTCGCCGCTCTTGTACTGTTCCAGCAGCACGGCATGTCGGATGATCCGGTCGCGGATCTCCTCATTGACCGTCTTCAGTTGCGACACATCAACCGGCATCCTTGCCCCCCTTCGGCTTGCCCGGACACGGCCGGCTTCTATCCCCTCGGCCCGCCACAAATGCCACGCCGTTGACGTCGTGCGGATGCAGCCCCTTGCCGCTGACGGCGAACACCCCTCCACAGGTGTCGCACACCGCCCTCGGTCGCTTCTGGGAAGTCCCCTTTTCCAGGCTCGCCAGCCGCCTCTTCTTGGGCGTGAACGTGTACTGCTCGCACTTATCCAGAGGACTGACACGCTTACCGTGGTGCGGCGAACCGACCCGATGGCAAATCCGGCCGCTGAACCACTGGCACGTCCAGCACGTCCCCGCCGTAGGAATCTGCGACAGGTCGATCTTCGGAGCCTTGCCCTCCAGGCGGGCCTCCACTTCTTCGAGACGGCCCCTCGCCTCGCCAAGTTCCCTCTGTAGAGCGGCGATTTGCTTGACCGCGTCGGCCTCGGCCAGGGCCTTCTGCTCGATCAGTTGCGCCACGAACTCGCGGGCGATCTCGCGAATCACCACCCGCCACGCCTCATGCCATGTCAACGGCTTGTCCATGTGCCCTGCCTGTTCTCGTGTCACCCTGTGTCCCCGATCCGGCAACCCGACGACTTCCTCGTAGCTCTTGCCGCCCGGCACCCGGTCGATCTGGTGCCAACAGGTGTCCGTGTCCTTCGTAATCTGACCCGACTTTGGCCCCTGTGCGGCGCGGCACAGACCCGTCCAGTCCTCGTGCAGCCAGCACTGCGAACAGTTCTTTTCACGCCACGTCCGACCCATAGGCAGCCCTTGCACGCATCAGGTCCACGTCCAGCCGACTCAACAGGATCGTTCCCGCCAGATTGTGCGCCATGGCGACGTGTCCGTTCCGCGCCGCCGTAAACCCCAGTTCAGCCATCGTGCGGTTGTGCTTCCGCACCCAGGCTTTTGCCGCCTTGATTTCGTCTTCGCTCCGTGCTTCGCCCATTACCGCTCTCCATACCTGGACCTTCGATCCCAATGCCGGCCGCGCGACCACGACCGCACGCCCGACCAGAAGCCGAGTCGCCTCAGAATCACCACAGGCAGTGAAACCTTCCTTATCACCACCACCGGCCAGTACAGCGGCCGATAGAACCACGTGCCGTAGTACCAGCAACAACACCACCCAAACTTCATCCCCAACGCTTCGAGCAACCCGCCGTCTTCGTAGTCCAATGCTCAGCCTCCCGCCGTGTGTCGCCGATTACTCCTTCTCTTCTTCCGGCTCCGGTTCCGGCTCTTCCCTCCCGATCATGCCCAGGTCCGGCCCCTCTTCCTCGATCCGAGCCAATTCCTCGTCGATGTCGTGGTTTTCCGGCAGAAGGCCACGCAGCTTGACACCCTCCAGAATCGTTCGTCTGGACAGATCGCCCCGGTCTCGGAGCTTCTGGAGATTGTCCAGGTCCTGCGCCGATCGCGGCAGCAATCCGAAGTCGTCATAGATGTCCACCTTGAAGTCTTCCGCCAATGTTTCGCCGGTCCATTCCGCCGCCAGCCCAAATGCCTTCTCGAGGACAGCCTCTTCATCCCGCACCCACGATTGCAGGTCGCACTGGCCCTTGCCTTCGTCGATCGCCTTGCCCATCGCCGTCTCGTTGCCCCAGGACTGCACGGTCAACGGCCCCATGCCAACCGCATCCATCTGCTCTTCGAGGTGGCGAAGCTCATTCTCTCCGGCCGTCACCGCACTGCCGCTGTGCTCGATGATCTTCATGTCCGCGTCGGCGTTGGTCGTCCTGACCGCGTGATTCACCCCCCATACGATCCCCTGCTCCATCTCCTTTGCCGTCAGCCCCTTGAGGAAAATGACACCCGAACGCGCGAACCGCAGATTGTTCCGGTGGTCGCTCTGGCTCTGGTAGTGCGCCAGATTCAGGTACGCCAGATCGTCCATCGCCGGGGACCCGACCATGAACCCCACTGGATTGATGTATAGGGTCACCAGGGCGATCTTCCCCAGCGTCATCTCGCCCTCTTGCACCACGTACCACTCCCCCTTCTCTCCCTGCTCGTACACCTGGAAGGCGTCAAGCCCAATCACCCGAATGCGGCGCGTCACCTTGACGTCCCACTGGCCACTGGCCCGATACACCGACTCACTGATCCGAATCTGCGTCAGCCGCGTCTCGCCGTTCACTTCTTCCGTCTGCCAGTTGATGAGCGAGATCGGATCGACCAGCACAAATCTCGGCCGCAGCCCAAGCTCGCGCTCCTCCCCAAGGCTCCCCGCCGTGTTCGGCGGATAGTCCACCAGAATGTGGCACAGTCCCCGATTGACGGCGACCTTGAGGAATTCCCTGGCGAACGAATTGAGGCTCCGCCCCTGATCGTCCACCGCATTCGGCATCTCCGCCAACTTCTCCGGCAGGTTGCCCACGATGCCAACACTGCGAGCAAACGGACGCCGCGACAACCCCAGCACCGTCTTCTTGTACCCGTTGTAGAGCACCGATCTTGACAGTCTCGCCTCATACACCTCGACCGCCTCGCCATCTTCTCGCGGCAGCCACTTGGTCCCAGCGGCCTTCATCGCCGCCGTCCCACCCATCAGATCATCCACCAGCTCCCACGCCGGAAGCATCGCCCTGTACGCCGGATGCGGCGTATCCACCATCGACTTCATGTCTTTACACCTCCAGGCCCGGACGGCTCAGGGACTTCACCCGGTCCAACTCTGGATTCCTCGATGTGGCAGTCGGCCGCAGGAGTTACGGCACCAACCGTCCGGGCCGCCGACGAAGACCCACCGTCAAATTCCGCCTCTGTCAGTAGTTCAGTCACGTGGTCCGTCAGAGTCCCGCCCACCCATCGCCGCCATGCGTCCAGGTCCATCCACGCATCGTCGCTGTCCCAATCCGCCGCATCCTCGGCCGGCAGGAACACTGGCTCGCCACCGACCAAGCGGCCGTACCCGAGAAGCACTGGCTTCTTCACTGGACGTGGATGCACAAAACGCTTGTGGATCGACCACACAATCACTTCGCCGCCCTCTGGAGCAGGTACTCGAAGAACTTGTTGCTGATGAATCGCCCGTCCTTGCCCACCCGCAGGGAATTGCCGGGGTCGTTCGGGTCGATGATGAGGGAGCCGGCCACGACGTAGTGCATGTCGATGTCGTTCGGGTCGCTGGTCACGAACACCGGCCCCACGTCCAGGTAGCTACGGGCGCAGGATGCCGCTGACATCGCTATCGTCGTCAGAATGAGCAGCCTGATGAATCGCATCATTCCGCTCCTTCTGTTCTCGCTCTCGTTTCTCGTTGCGTGAGGCATACCACCTCCACACCGCCAGGGCCAGCACCAACGCCGTCGCTATGACCGACCCGATAGCCTTCACGGAGAACCTACTTCGTCGTGGTCGTCGGCACGTTGTCCTTGATCGACTGCGCCACCCCGGTCACCCCGGACCGCAACGTGGTCAGACCCATCCCCGCCGCGATCGGCCAGACCCATTCGGGCACCGTGAACCACCCCATGCCCTCCGCACAGCCGAGAGCCAGCATGGCCCCCGCCACGATGTAGGTCTTCTTGCCGTTGAGGAATGCCAGAACCTTGCTGAAATCCATTTCCACGCCCTTTCAAAGCGAGTGCTTCTTTATACCAGCATATAGAAGCAATCGCCAAAACGCCGTCATGGCAAGAGTTTTTTGCCCAAAGCACAAAAAACCTCCACACCACCACAGCCCTACAGGCCCTTGACAGCCCCATGGATTCCAGACCCCATAGCCCTCCGAAATCCGCGAGACGGCCGCAACAGGTAGAACGGTATAGCCGCAAACAGATTGGCTCGCTGTAGAGCCCTTCCAGCCTCAGAACTGGCTGATAACAAACCCCGGCTCTGCCAGCGGGTGGACCTGGGCCACGTAGTAGCCAATCGCGTCCGACAGGTGCGTGAGCGTCTTGTCGCTGGTCTTGTCGATCTCCCCGGTCTTGTCGTTCCACACCACGCCGTCGAAGTCGGTAACCACATGCGGGCACTTCACCGGATCGACCAGGAACCGGATCTTCCCATCCGCCGCCTCGATCCGGCTGTTCATCGCGTTCACCCGCACCCGCTCCCTCGGGTTGGCCTTGGCGTAGGCCAGATAGAGCCGGCTGCCGAACACCGGCCGCAGCGACTTCTCGATCAACTCCCAATCCGATCCCTCCACCTTGGCCGTCCCCCTCGCCCCTCCCGTGGCGTCGCCGTAGCACCAGATCTCCTGGGGATGGCCGGCGTACCGCTCCGCAATCTCCTGGCAGACCCGCTTGGTGTTGCTGTTGTTCGATATCCACACCTCGTCAATGCACGCCGTCACCTCGTTGGCTACGTTCGGGTTGCTCCCCGCGTACTGCTGCTCCTGGCAAATGGCGCATACCCCCGGAGCCACGTTGAAGTCAAAGCACAGGATCAGCGGCAGCTTGGGATCATAGGCCAACCGCTCCCGCGCGTGCGTCTCCTGGAGGAACCCGTAGTACACCCGACCCTCGAACACCACGAAGCTCGCGTTGAACTCCTGGTCGAACGTCAGCGGGTCCATCTTCTTCCGCATCTGAGCCAGGAACGCCTCCGCTCTCTCCCTGCCCAAATACAGGTGCAGCACCTCCGACGCCTTCCAGTGGAAGTGCCTGGCCCCCTCCAGCTCGCCGTTGAGCACCTGCTGCGTCAATCGGTAGTAGTGATTCCTGCCACCGGGCACGCCGATGATGTCGATCCACCCTCCCCGCACCAGCATCGGCATGATATGCTCATCGAGCACATCCGGCCGGCAGTCCGCGTACTCGTCAATCACCCCGCCGTCCCAATCCCCACCCTCGATGCGGGCCGGCTTGTCCAGGCCCGCCACCTTGATGATCGCCCCCTGCCACAGCCGGATCGTCAACTCGCTCTCACTGATGTCGATGTCCGGCCGCCCCGTCCGCAGCGCCCACCTCGGCACCAGCGCCTTCAGGTCGGACCAAAAGATATCCTTGGCTTGCTGCTGCGTCGGCGCACAGGCGAAGAATCGACCGTTCGGGTACTTGCTGAAGGCAATGGCCCGAGCCACCAAGCGGCGCTTTGATGCTTCTGTCTTGAAAGTCCTCCGCCCCGCCGGCACAACATTGATAAGCGCGTTGCTATGCAGATAGGCATGTTGTCTGGGGTCAAGCCTGCACGCCGTCCAGCGAGAAGGCCACATATTACTCATTCTGTACTTCCTGGTGCATCGCGTCCAATTCGCTCAGCGATTGGCGGACTAATTCCGCTGCTGTAGGACCGTCCAATTGGTCCTCGCCCGGTCTTACCTTCCAATTTGCCGGATCTTGGTTCAACAACACAAATTCTCTGGCTCGTTGACTCGGCGGAAAAACATGTTTCTCGATCTTCTCCGTCTGCTCGACTACAGTCAATACTCCGTTTATCAGCCTCTTCTTGCGGCTAATAGTAGGCACTTCGACAATCAGCACATCGCAAGATTTATAGAGCGACCGAACTATTGACCCGCAGCCATTTCGCCGCCACTCTTCCCGCCCTCTACGTATTGCGTCCGCAAAATCCGAATTCGACGCCTTCCATTCATAATACAGCGTCCTGCCCACCCCTAACTCGGCAGCAATCTCGTCGTCCGTGCCATAATTCTCGCGGGCATATTCGTATGCGCGCTCCACAAACGAATCTCGCCACTTTCGTTTTCGTCCCCGCTTCGCCATCAAGACCCCACATACTCATAGCCGGCCAACGGAACCCCCGGCTGGCCCATTACTCTCCTAAATTTCTCTCCCTGGTGTCGTCGTGATCCTGTTTTATGATACGATCTGCATATCCAATTGTGATCCGATGCCAGACCCTTGATAATGCCAGGGTGGCTCGATACGATAGAAAGGCGATTCCCCTTGGCTCGATAGATAGAGCCGACAGCCCCAAGCATGGCCTTGCCAATTCCAATTCCCTGATAATCAGGTAAAACCACGATGCGATGAACTCTCCGGACCCCCTTATGCCCCAGACTCGGCAATACCGCCACAAAGACGACCAATTCATCCCCCCAGAATCCACCATAACACTTCGAGCCGGGATGTAGCCGACCACTCAAATAGTGATGGTGCGCAAAGATGCGCCACGCGGAACGATCGACAGATGCGATTTCAAGGTCAATTTTGGGTCGCCGAAGACGCCTCCGGACAAAGGCGTTAGTCTTCATATCAAGAACCCAATCCGGCTCCAGCCAATCCATAATGTCGTAATGGCACGACACCGCTACAAATTTCATTTCTCGCCGACGTACCGCTTTGGCTATAGCCGCAGATGCCACCTTTGCAACCGTGCGGTCAACAACGCTGGTGAATTCATCAATCACAACGCAACCCTTGTCGGCTCCCTCCACGATGGCCCTGGCAAGCTCGACCCGGAATTTCTCGCCATTACTCAACACGGCAAACGGTTTGCACCAACTTGGCGGGCTCGAAAGTCCAACCGACGTAAGCGCCTGAACAATATCCCTCACACCATCGGAGGTTTTGAAATCATCCAAAATGGCCTTGTCTCTGGACCACTCGAACCCTTCTTGGATATATTCACCAAAAACGCTGCGAGCTACCGTGCTCTTGCCGGAGCCACTCGGTCCAACAATAAGTCCTATTCTCCAAGTCGGGTCGAGATCGTACGGGAAATCGAATTTCCAGGAATGCGACGTCTTATCTTTGATAGGCAAGTCGAACATGCCTTTGATCTGGTCAACCCGGAACGATTTAGCGATCTGTGTTTCCACTACAATGTCAACAGTCGGCACGTGTAGCCCTCCCGTTGCATTCGCTCGTAAATTTCCGATTGCTGATCTTCCGTCTCGCATTCAACCAAAACACCAAATTGAGATTCAGGTATCTCCGCTTTGTGCTGTCTGTCCTCGACTTCGTTGGCATCCCCGAGCATCTTGTTCAATTCATCCTCGTTGAAGCCTGTCGCCAGAAGATCAAAGTCTTCGTCCATACGGAGTGCATTCAACTGACTCGATAGAGCGTCCATATCCCAGGCAGCCAATTCCGCCGTCCGGTTGTCTGCGATGGAATAGCCCGTGCGATCTGAACCAGACAGATTCGAGTAAACGACCCCAATCCGCTCCCAACCCAGCGACTTTGCAGCCTCTAATGTCCCATTGCCAGCAATCACAACACCATCGCGATCGATCACAATAGGCTTTTGTTGGCCGAATTGCTTCAAGCTCCCCTTAATCGCTTCCAGATTATGCTCGTTGTGTGTGCGTACGTTGGCAGGGTCCAATCGAACATCCCCAATCGGAATCACGACCAGACCCTCGTTGATCTTCTCCTTCATGAAGAATTCTCCATAATGACTACTTCTACATAGAGGCACCATACGGAGAATAACAGACGAATTCGTCGTTGCCAAGAAAAAAGGGCCGCAACGAGCGACCCTTCACTGCACGAAAATTCGTCTGTCTAACGGCACATCAAAAAAACGTCGTTGCCCGGCAAGGTGTATCGGCACGCACGGCCTTGGGTTCCTGAGCACAAAACCATACCGACCGAAAAACCACGGCGACTCGCAGCACGTCACACAATCGACCAAATCCACCGTACCGATAACAGCCATGAAGTCAAATTCCGTCGGCGTCGGCATCTTGATTTCGGGAAACTTCCTTTGTACCCATTGATATCCTTGATAATCAAATGCTCTGCCTGCGTGAACGGCAAACCGGCCGCGAAACACCGTAGACCAGTTGCGATTCTCTACATCCTTCAGTCCATGTACTACGAGCCACGCCCACGGATTCCGAATACTCAATACCTTCACAGCCCTACCTTTCGCGTATCGGTCTGCGTGAATGCAATCCCGTCGAGGTGCTTGGCCAAATCCTCTTTGATGTAGTATCGCTTGCCGTATTTCTCGCACAACTCGATGGCCTTGGCCCCGAACGACCGCCAGTCAATCTTCGCCTCGCGTTCGGGATCGTGGTTCAGCTTGCCGATCTTGTAGAGGTCTACCCATTCCCAGGTGTTCTCGATGATTCGCAGCGACACCTTGGGGTCCAGGACCGGCTCCAGGCTCACCCACGTCTCAATGCCCCGGTCGTGCGCCTGGATGATCGCCTTCGTCCGCTCCCACGGCGTAGCCGCTCCCGGCTCTTCCTGTCGGCTCGGCCCTTCCTCGACAAACGTCATGGTGGTCGCAAACGCATCATGCGGCCCGTACAGACTGCATGAGGTTCTGTACGTACTCAGGATCATTCTCGACTTTGTCCTTTCAAAACCCAGACCCCGCCCAGATGGGCGAGGGTCTGGGTTGAAGGCGAGCGCATTTTCCCTGCAAAAGCGTCAGGGTTGCGGCCATGCGATTTCAATCTCATCGTCACTCAGGACGCAGTCGCATTCCAGGCAATGGATGTCCTGCATGTCATCGCAATGCAAATGGTGGTGCTCATGTACCCCTGCGTCACCGAGGTGTTCCCATTTCCCAGTCTGATGGTTGGCGAGCCACTCTTTGGCTCTGGCGGTCTCCGTGCGTACGTCATCGACGGGCCTGCCCTCTGCCTCTGCTGTCGCTTCGGGCGTCTCACATCGCCCGTGGCACAGTTCCGCGAACACATTCCGCACTTGGCCAGATCCCTTGCACTCCGGGCAGGTGTGGTGATCACTGCCGCAAGTTCCTGGCCCACCACACAGCGGGCACGCGATCATCAGTCTGTCTGTCGTTGCCATTTTTCAACCCTTTCAACCCATGAGTTAGTATTGAGTTATCACCTTTGCATCAGTTTCGACTTCGGCGCAGTACCCGTTCGGCCGTGCCGGCCAGCCGCTCGGCGTCCCTTCAGAAACGCCTCTGTCTTGTCCGTTTTGATAAACATGCCAACCCGGTCGCGGGCAAATGCGTTCTCCAAAGCCTCGGTCACGAGGTCCGAGAGTGTCCAGGCCTTGCCGGTTCTGGGGTTGTAGCGGGTCGATTCCGTCGCGTGGCGGCGCTTCACTTCGCGATTGATCGCCTCCACCAGGTCCGGGCGGATGCTGTACGCGTGGCGCTTCGGTTTCGTGTCGTTATTGCTCATGGGTCAGTCCTCCTCGTTTTCTGTAGCTTCCGATTGCTTGACGAAATGATCGCTGAGGGCTTGCGCTGCCTCGTCGGCGGCCTCGATCGCCTCTTCAGCCACGCGCTTGACATCTCGCCGGATTATCGGCATAGCCGCTTTCCATAGCGCTTCTGCTTCGGCGTTGGCGTTATCGCATTCGTCACAATCGCATTCCGCCTCGAAGGCGATCTCGGCAGGTCGCCGATCCGCCGGGCGCGACCAGTCCAGACGCCAGTGGTCGCCATAGTCGAGATACCACTCGCGGGCGGGATCGTGGCCGACGCCGATCTCGATTTGGGATTTGTAGCCAGCGTTTTCGATGACCTCACACGCAGCCCACTCCCAAGCCGCGCGGATTTCGTCGCGCTCTGGTTCCCCGCATGGGGCCTCGAACGACTCGAAATAGATGCGATTGGTTTTGATCGTGATTGTAAACTTCGCTTCGTTCGTGCTCATGGGTCATGCCTCCAACTATTCAGG